CTATCTGCACCATGGCCAGGTTCTTTCTTCTTGAACGCTGTCTTACCTGCGTTGCCGCCTGGTACATTAACGTTGCCAAAGTTTTCTTCTTTAGTACCTGGGTTTAACAATCCGCCCTTTGTACCGCCGTTGCCTGATTCTTCTCTGCTGCCGGCCATTAAGTTTGCGCCGCCCATTCTATTTGGCTTTGCAACTACTGACTTTGTATTTTGACCATTGTCGCCGTGCTTTGGTGATGGAACTTTGTTCTTGTACTCTAACATTAGTTCTTCTTCTTCACCCATTGGCTCCATTGCCATCATGTCTTCGCCTTCTTCTGGCATTACGTCCATGTCGTCCATTCCGCCCATGTCGTCACCGCCCATGTCGTCATCGCCGGCCATTAGTTGTTCAAATTCTGCTTTTAATTCTTCTAAAGCGTCTTCTAGATCTAAAATACGATCTGATTGTTCTGCGTCATCCATAGAACCTTCGTCGCCTTCTTCGTCGTCGCCGAAATCTAATTCGCCTTCTTCGTCATCCGACTCTTCTTCGTCGCCCATATCTGCGTCGTCTTCTGCATCGTCAGCTGGCTCTTCGTCGTCAGCTGGCTCTTCTTCGCCAAATGCTTCTTGAGCATATGGATTGCCCGTGTCGCTTGCTTCGAAATCTTCAGATAGTAACTCTTCATAGATTTCACGTGATTTAGCAACTACGATGTTGTGGAATATTTCTTTTGCTGTTTCTTGATCTTCGTTAATCAAAGCTTCAAGCATTGCTTCAAATTGAGCGCGGTCAGTCATGTTTATTCTCCTGTGATTTGTGATACAAGGCTGTAATATATTTACACTTTAATTACAAAAGTGGGTAGATATAGTATAAATTTAGCCTTTTTTATACTATATTTTAATTATTGTGGTGCGGCCGGTGGTGCGGCATACATTGAATGTATGAATTCTAATTCGTTTTCTTGTTCCAGAATATGTGCTTCACTGCTTTTTCTAAGTTCGTTGATTTGTTTTAATGTTAATCTAGTCTTGCGTGTGTCGTCGGTACGCAACATAGTATCGTCACGCTGAGGACTATAACGCAACTCATTACCTAAGTCGCGAGTATTTGGATCAATATAAAACAATTCTCTAAGTATCATCTTGTATTTATGCGGCAGGTGCAGTTGCCGGGCCTGCTGGTGCAACTGGTGGAGCAACACTACCGTCTTCAGGCATTGCGTCTTCCATGTCTTCTGGAGGAGTCATATCGCCAGCGGCTCCTAAATCGCCTTCTATGCCAGCGGCACTTAGTCCTGCGCTACGTAATTCTCCGGCAGCATCGGTACTAGTTGGTTGTCCTTTGCCACTCTCTTCACCCCATAAGCGTTCGTTTTCTGCAATTTCTTCGTCCGTAAGTCCTAAGAAACGTTTTAATGCAAATCGTTTGCTCATATAAGGAACTGCTTGTACTGTATTAAATGTGTTAATACGTTCAGCATCAATGCTGGCTTGCTTACTACTTGCAAAGTTTAGTGGCGGATTAAACTTTAATTCAAACAGGTTTGCATCAATATTCATGCCTTTAAAATACATGAATCTCTTGAATTCTACGTCGAAAACAGTTGCTACTAGTGCTTGTAATCGTTCACAATACTTGTTAAAACGTAGTTCTTGAATGTATGCAGTGCCTACACGACCATCATTGAATGATGCTTGACTATCGTCTGCGCCTGTTGGTAAGTAGCTACTTGGAATGCGTAAACCGCGGAATAATTTATTAGTAAAATACTTTAAATCGTCAATTTCACCAAGATTTGTGCCGCCGGCCAGTGTTTCTACTTTACTTCCACGACCTTCAGCAGTTGTTGGAAAGAAGTAATCTTCGTTAATGCTTAACGGATTGTAAGCTGAATCAATAACGTTTTGGCCACCGCCCGACTGACTCGGAATTCTGCGTTGATGTATTTCATTTTTAACACGTTCCACGAAGGCCATGGCCAAGTGACTTGGCATATTACCCACGTCAATATGAAATACTCTGCGCTCTGGAGCACGTTGTATACGATAGATTAAAATAGCATCTTCCAACAATTCTTTTTGCTTGTACACTTTAAAAATATTTTCAAGTAAGCTATTACCAAAAGGAAAATTGTTGTCCAAGCCTTCACTTAATGACAAATGAATAACATGTTCTGCATCGATAGCATGTTCAGTTTCGCTGATGCCGAATCTATTTGAACCGCCACTTACTGGAAAAGATCCGTTTGTGCCCTTGCTTGCGGCCATGCCGGTCAGGCCGCTGTTAGGTAGGCCGCCGCCAGAATTTTTAGGATTAATATTAGCGGTAATTTGAGTTGCAACTAAATTCATAAAGTTAGGAGCAAGATCTTTAACTATGTACTGTTCTGGTTTCTTACCGTCACTTTCGTTGACAATAACTTTAAGTAACTTGCTAGGATCCATCCAATTCCATTTTTGCGTTTCAGGATCTCTAATAAAGAAACAATCGCCGTACTTAAATGTATTACGTAAAATTCTAAAAATTCTAATGTCAAACTGTTGCAACTTAACCCACTGTTGCAAGTACTCTGATAAAATTCTAACTTCACTGTTAGTGCCTTTACTTCTCCAACTTATTGAAAACGGACTCTTGCCATCTTTAAGTTTTTGTGTACAAAATTCTGCAAGAATATCCAGGGCCGCATTGACTTCTGGATCGCTGTCCATGACTTCATATTGTTGATAACGTTCAATACGGTTTGGACTACCTGTATAAACATCGGGCAAGTAGTTACTGTAATTTGTCTGGCTTGGACCCGGCCGACTGGTACCGCCCATATTGCCCGAAATAGGGCTAAGGGACGATGATACATCCGTTGGCGTAAAGTATTTTTTCCATGACATATTAGTATTCTATCCTTAACCGAATCTATTACCAGACAATCGTTTAGTAGCTTTAACTTGCTTGCTTGCTGTTTCAACCGTCTCGGCGCTGTGTTCTATTAGTTGACGTATGCTTGTATTTAACTGAATTAATTGCTCGTTGAGATCATTTAGGCCGACTTTATTGGACTGTTCTTCAAAGTTTGGTTCTTCGGTTGCATATTCAGTTTCTTCTGGTTCTGTTGTAAGTTTATTATTCTTAACAGCTGATAACTTGCTAGATATAGATTCTGCAGATTCGGATTCTAAATCATTAATTGTAGTTCTATTAATGCTAGGTTCCGCCGCAGTATTAATCCTAGTTCCAGCACTAACTCTTGCTGATAAGTTAGCAGTAGCTTCTTGCATTCGTGCTTCTAATGCTTTAGCTTGAGGATTATCTCGCATGGCTCGAACAACATCCATAGGTTTTGCACCTTCACCCAAGTTACTCTTTACCTGAGTTCGAATATCATTCTTCTCGTTTTGAAATTGTGATTTTATTGCTTCTAATTCTTTCTTAGCGGCTTTAGCATCATCATTTTCAACCATTGATCTAGTTGTGGATCCGCCGCCTGTAACTGAACTAATTGTTGTTGTAATTTCTTTTAGTCCACTGGTAATTTTAGAAACATCAAGTCCTCCCGATGCTGGTTGTTTAGTTGTTGCTGATTTCATTACATCGTTAATAGCATTGCTGGCTGATCCGGATAATAAATTCTTTAATTGTTCTGGTGTTACAACTGTTTCGCCTTTGTGTAATTTTGCCACAATATCTTTGGGTTCACTAACTTGCCCTATTTCACCTAAGGTACCGTGCTCACGTTTAGGGCCTGGGCCAGCCGCTTCAAGTTCTTTGGCTATTTTGGGTGTTGCGCCCGGCGCTACTTCTTTTATTACTCTATCGCCAGCAGCCTTAAATCGTTTATCGGACTCATCTTGATTTGTGTTATTACCAAATGCTCGTTGAAGTGCTCCAGTAACTGCATTGATTTTTTCTGGACTTTGTCCTAATTCTTGATTAAGTTTTTGTAATGCGCCGCTTGCCGAAGCGGCATTCATTCTTGCAGATTCGTAAACCTGGTTAAGTGCTTGAGTAGCTCGGGCACCTTCGTTTTGCGTTCCTGGTGCGCCATATGGGCGGTCTCTGCCTGCTTGAGTTCTTCCGCTTATGGCTGCATCACCTAGTCCAACTAGTTGTGCTTGTTGTGCTTGTTCAGGACTTAGGCCAGTGGCTCTCTGGGTTGCACCTTGGCCAAATTTTTGAACGTTTTCAGCTTGGGCTCTTTCGTAAGCGGCTTTTTGATTTGTATCTTGTGTGGTCAGTGCTCGCTGTGCAAATTGTTTGCTATTTTGATAATCATTTGCTCTTGCAACTTCGTTTCGTAATCGTTCCTGCGCTGCCATTTTTTGAGGATCATCTTCAGCTAGGTTGGCAGTGCGTCGAACATCCCTGGCAGCTCGCATGTATTGTCCTGCACGACCTCCAGTGGAAACTTGTAATTGTGTTCGTTGATCTTTGCTAAGAGCGCCGCCCGCTATAATGGTACTGGTGATGTTTTGCATAGTTTGACCCAGCCCAGCAGTTGCTAATCTTCTTTCTCGTAATGCATCTCTGGTTTGGTCGTTGCCAACTGCTTGTAATTCCAATTGTCCCCTAGCAGATTTGTTGTAGTCCATCATGGCCGCAATTATTTCAGAACGATCTTGTCCGGTAACATTTTTTAGCCGTTCAATGTTGTTGGACATTTTAGCAGTTTCAGCTAGCAATTGTTCGCGGCCTTCTTTCGAATCCAGCTGAGTAGTTTTGCCTCCAGCGGCAATGGCTGCAATCTGTGCAATCTCTTCAGGACTTACTCCTGCTAGTCCTTTTAATTTTTGTGCTTGAGGCGTGCCTTGAAGATCTTTTGCAAAATCTAAAAATTTTCTAGAACTTAATTCATTAGACTGATCGATAGTTTTTAAACTATTACCAGATATCTTAATTAAATTGTCAATATAGTCTTTACCGTTTTTGTATCCTGCTTTTTGCGCATCTGCGGTTAACTGTGTGTAATCTAACTGACCTATACCAATTTTGTTTGCTTGGTTAGCAAGATCTCTGTATTCTTCTATTAATTTATAACTTGCTTTGCCTAACTCACCGCCTATAGATGCAACAGCTTCTAAACTATTCTTAGCGGCGTCGCTGGCGTTTCTAACATTCATAAATCCACTAGCAAGCTGTGGTAATTGTGATGTCATCATGTTGAGGAAATCGTTAGTACCTTTATTAAAAATTTCCAGCGGATTACTAGAGGGTGCTGACGAAGGAGTTGCGGCCTTGGCCGCAGAATTGTCACTTAGAGCTGTTTTTATTGCTTCAAGTAACTTGTTTGCCAACATGTTGTAATCTAGATCTGCCATAAAAAAATTCCCAAAAATATGCGTATATAAATAGCTATACATTATATTTATCAGGAGTCAAATATGTCCCAAAATCCACTACAACAGTTTTTTAGACAACCAAAAGTTTATATCACTTTGCCCAGCAAAGGGGTTTTTAATAGTCCAGATACACTGTCGGGATCTTTTGAAAATCTGCCAGTTTATGGTATGACCGGAATGGATGAAATTATTCTAAAGACTCCTGATGCATTAATGACTGGCGAAAGCACTGTTAAGTTAATTCAAAGCTGTTGCCCCAGCATTAAAGATGCATGGGCATTAACTACGTTAGATACTAATATGGTCTATGCCGCAATACGAATTGCCACTTACGGCCACGAATTATCAGTAACGCAAACTTGCACAGAATGTGAAACTGAAAATGATTTTGACATTGATTTGAACCATGTGGTAGAACACTATAGCAACTGCCAGTACAATCACAAATTGATATTAGATGGGTTAACTGTTAAAACTAGACCGTTAACATTTAAAGAATCTAACGATTTTAGTTTGGAAAATTACGGATTACAACAAAAATTAAATCAAGCAGATCAACTTGAAGACGTTAATGAAAAACAAAAATTGTTTAAAGAATTATTTGAAGAACTGTCTGTAACTCAACAAAGAATATTTTCAAAGAGTGTGGAAGCTGTTGAAGTTGGTGATCAAGTAGTTACTGATCCTGCTTACATTGAAGAATGGCTTAAAAATTGCGACAAGAGTGTATTTGAAAAACTTAAAAATCATGTTGACGCCAACAGAACAGCTTGGGACATGCCCACATGGCCATCAAAATGTGAAAAGTGCGGAGCAGAATCTAAGATTTATATAGAACTTGACAATTCTAGTTTTTTCGACAACGCCTAATTAGATTCTCTCCCGAAGAGATACTTGAAGAACTAATTAGGCTGGACAAACAGGCCAGAGAATTTAAGCAAGAGTTGTTTAGAATCAGTTGGTACATGCGGGGAGGCGTAACAGTAAACGAACTACTGCACGTCTACAGCTACGAAGATCGTCAGGCAATCTACTCTGTTATCAATGAAAACATTGAAATGACCAAAGAATCAAATATGCCGTTGTTGTAAATTAGTAGCGTTTGACACGAACATTGTTGGACATTCGATTAACTTCAAATCCGTTGCCCATATCTTCCCAATCTCCATTGGGATTTTTATTGGGTAGTTGTTTTCCACTAGTAGTTGTATCAGCAGGATTATTTCCTGCTTGGCTATCGGCATCTGCTGGCACAACTTTACCAGCTTGTTTTTTCTTTTCTGCGGCAGCGTCTGCTGGATTGTTTGGATTAGGATAGTTGTCTGGAAGTAGCAATGCTGGTATGTCCGAATCTTTATAAGCAGTTGCTTTTAAAAATCTGACCCATTCTTTTTTAATGTAGTCTTCAGTCCAAACTAGTGGTTGTCCAATCACACTAGCAATTGTAACTTTATCACTAAACACCAATGGCCCGATAATTGGAATAGCATTAAGTTGCCAAAACATAAAGTTGTCAATGAATCGGCGTAAACTGAGATCGCTGCCAAACTTATGCGCATCCAAGAATGTTAACCATAACGTTTTTCCAGCAAGTCCAGTTGTATTGTTAGAAACAATTTTACTTGCCCATCCTAAGATTGGAACTTTGTTCCATAGTTTGGGAAAGGTCGCAACTACGTGTGCAAATAGCACTGCTAACACTTCTTTGTGATAATGATGAAATGATTCAAGACTATAACCCTTTTTACCATCTTCAGGATCAATAGCATCTGGGCCAATTGCAAGTTTGCCTAATGCCCAATCCATTTGTCTCCAGTATAACTCCAGAGCGTCCCAAACATCATACAACTGCCAAGCTACTAAAAATTTGGAATACAACCCTTTAGGACCCATTGCCTTCCAAGAATCACGTGCTTTAAGAGCCTGCTCTTGAACTTCAGATTTAGTTATGTTTGTCTTTCCGGACGGATTAGTATTTTTCTTCCAGTTGTTGTATAACGCATTATGGTACCCTACAGTGTGTCTTTCAACTTCTTCAATAAAATTATTGTCGTCTTTCCATTGACTTTTGCTAATACGTTCGTCTAGCATTTTATCCAATTCCATCTGAGGTGCTTTAATACCTCGTTTGGTATAGGTGTTGAATATTTCATTTGCCACATCTCTGGCCACTCCACGACCAAATGCTGCCTGCGCAGTTTGCTTGCCAAGAAATTTCCATGCATACCCGGCAGCTTCACCAGCGGCAGTTTCAACAATAACATCCAACACTTTCATATAGATTTTTCCATTATGACATATTTATGCAGTATCAAGATGAACTACGTTCATCTGTTCATCGCTTTCGCTCGAACTTTTCTTTCTTTTTTAATAGTAGTACACAATCAACTGCGAAGCAGTTTAAATATTATCTAGATTGTTCAGTCACACTTTGCCCTGGCGGGCAAAAATGTTAACATTATCTGAGTTGAACATGTCACACTAGCGTTACAGCGTTACAGAGGCGGTTGTCCGGTACCTCGAGCTGAGTCTTTATACAACGGCGGGTCTCAACGTATACGCTAACATACGCAAAGCCGTGGGTATTTCTCCCTCTTTTAGCCTTTCTAATTGTTTTTTTCATAAACTAAACGGGTTATAGGCGTATCCCATCGTCATCCTTGCGGGTAGTAGTTTACTGGTCTGTCGTCAAGCAGATACACCTTACCGTCACACATCAGAACGGATTACGGGCACAATATCAACGCCTGTGCGGGCTTATTTGGCGATTAAACAGCCTGAATTATTAGCCTTTGAGTATATGCGAACCATGTACACGGACACTAATCTGGCCGTTATAATAGTCTTTTGATTCTAAAACTTTGTGAGTAAATTGTTCTCTGGCCTCGATGTAAGAGCATTGCGCCTTGGAATTGCAATAATATAGGATTTCTCGAGTGAAGTTTTCTTTGCCTAATTTCAATACGTCAGCGTTTAATTCTAGGTTTGACCCATAATAATCACGCCAGTCGCTGTCGACTTTGCTACGTATTTTCTTTTTTTTCTTAGTTCCGTTCTTTAACTTGACTACTTTGTAGCTAGTTTTAGCGAACTTGGCTAATTTTTTGCCTATATATTTGCGTCCAGAGATGACATTTGTTATCAAGTACACGAAACCAACGCAGTCTTCAGGAAGCGTTTCAATGATTTCGTTTTGATAAGTCCATGACATGCAGTAGTTAGCATATCATTCTTCCAGGTCACCCTTCTTCTGAGCCTTAGTTTCGTCCAAGTGTACCCTGTACTGTTGAACTTTTTCCCTGCGTTCCCGGGCAATGATACGAATTTGTGCTAGCCAGTAGCGCATATTTTCTCCTGCCCGTCTTGTGCCTTTGTTAATCCAGTTTTGATTTGCTTTGAAATATTGCCTAAAGGCTTCCATCAAACGCTCATGCGTCTCTTCGTCTTGATAATCTAATGGAGGTACCCGTTTACTCATTGATAAGTGTGTGTAATCTGTCTGCGCAATCTCGCAAGTCACTGGATAAGTTGCCTATACCCATGGTTGTTTCTATTAGTCTTGCAATATCGTGCAGTTGAATAACTGCTTGAGCTAATTCATCACCGGTCATTCCGTAACCTCTAAGTCATTTGCATAGTTTGTAAAGCCATTTTCCTTAATAACTTTAAGAACATTGTTTACACGACCAATTAATTCGTCCTTGTGACTAATTAAAAAGATATTCTTCTTGCGTTCACGTGCCATTTTCTTAAGAACAGCCAATGCACCCTCAACTCCGGACGCATCTAATCCATTATCCACTAGTTCGTCAACAAACAACAAGTTAATACTTTGATACAAACTTTCCCACACATCTCTAAAACTCCACGACAGGCCTAGTATTAACCGATTACGTTCGCCACGGCTTAGGTTATCAAAGTCTAGATCCTGCCCTAGCTGTGTGATAATAACAGTTAGATCATTTTGAAACACAACAGTATGTGGTAAACCCATCTTATCAAGATAATATGTGAGTCTATTGTTAAGATACGCTAGGTTTTGATCAATAATCTTCTTACGGATAAAACTATCCTTGCTAGTCAACAGCCTTAACAAGAACTCTTGATGATCTTTGAGCGTATTCAGCTCGTTAACATGATCCCAAGAGATATCCTGCATGGCTGTATGTCTCAGTTCGTCGATTTGTTCTTGATAAGGATCAGATTCTCCTGCTTTGACTGTTAACTGCGTCTCAAGCGTTTTAAGATTGTTTTGATGTTTAAGTGCTTGCTCGACTGTGTCATAATAAGTGTCCGGCCGTGGAGCAACATTACCAATAGAAGTAATCTCCTTATTGATCTTGGCCAAATCGCTAGTAACTTTATCTGAATACTTTTGTGCTTCTTCTAAATGTTTAATAGCAGTGGCAGACATTTCTTCATGTTTGTGATCATGTAGTTCTTGTTCACAAGCGTGGCACTTTTTATCTTTCAACTTAGCAAGCTCGTCGGCGTACTTTTTTACGCTTCGCTCTGCTTGCGCTGTCGCGCTATCTAATGTAGCCCGTTCCTTATTTAGGCTTTTCAGCTTGGCTGTCTGCTCTTCGAACAGTTTCAAGTCATTATGCTTGGTCAACTCGGCATCTATGTCTACATTTTCTAATTCTACAATAGCTCTTGCTATTTTTTCTATTTCTTCGTCGTGTTGATTGTTCCAAGCGTTCTGTCTTGACGTTAAAGAGTCAATACTTTGTTGTATTTTCTCGTTAGACTTTTTTGCGGCTTCGATATCTGCATTTTCTTGATAGATATTGTCCTTGGTAGTCTTAATCATCTCTTTAAGACCTTCGGCTTTTTCACTTAACAATGTGATACCAAGCAACTGTTCAATAATTACACGTTGATCATTTGCCTTCATGGACAAGAACGGTTCCGTATATGTGTTAAGTGCAACAATGTGCCTAAACATATCGTGACTCATGCCCAACAAATCATCAAGGTCCTTTTGCGTTTCTCGCATGTCGCCCTGTGCATCGTCTGTTTCTTCTGTATCTTGTGCTTGGTTATTAACAAAGAACTGTAGAACATTGGGTTTTCGCCCACGCTCTATGCGATATTCAGTGCCGTCTTTGTCAAACGTAAGCGTAACCAACATGTTTTTATTGTTGATTTTGTTAATCAAGTTATCTTTTTTAATATTAGTAAGAGCGTTACCATATAATGCATAACTTAATGCGTTTACAATAGTAGTCTTACCAGTGCCGTTACGACTTCCGCTGTCGTCTCCACCTTGATCTAAGTTTTCTCCTAGAACAAGTGTTAAGTTTTCTTTATCAAAATTTACAGCCTGAGTTTGATTGCCCACGCTCATGAAATTCTTCACAGTTAGATCTTTTATCTTAATTGCCATATTGCCTCATTAAATTATCTTTCCAGGGTAACATTCTAAGATTATTAACCTAATAACAGCAACTTCTTTAATTTTTATCATAGGCTATTGTAAATATTCAGTAACAGGTTCTTGTCAAACTGATCAGAATCGATGTTTACAATCTGACTGCTAACGATTTGATCAACACTTTCAAACGATTGTATATCAATGTTGGTATTAATTTCAATTTCTTTCTTTTCTGCAATCAATGTAAGTTCACGAATGTTGTAATCAGCAATGAATTTTTCTTTAATAAAACTTGCTTCTTCATAACTGATGTCAATATCAAGTGCCACACGTAAATGTTGCTTGGGTTTGATAATTTTATCAGCATCGTCAATTAACTGGCTTAGTTTTACAGTACGGAACGTAGGTTGATCAGGCCACGAATGATATTCAGGTTGTCCGCCCCACTCTAATATCATCATACCGCGGTCATCGTCCCACGTGTCAGCATAGTTGTGCGGAAACGCATTGCCAATATAGATCATATTCTTCTGTTGTTGGCGTTTGTGGAAGTGTCCGCTGAATCCCAACTCGTAATTTTGAAAACTATCCAGTTGAATCTCTCCGTGGTCCGGCATCTGTACCATGGCATTCATAAAGAAGCTGGGCAGTTCAAAGTGTCCAAAGATATATTTGCCGCCTTGTTTGCCTATACTTCGCCATTCATCTCCGACGAGCCACGGGCAAAGCGTGACATTTCCTTCTGTAATTGGATGATGTACAACAGTAATACCAGGAATATACTTCCCAAACTCAACACTATGGATATCTCGTTTGTCTTTATAATATAAGTCATGATTGCCAGGGAAGAAATAAAATTTATCAAACGCCTGACCCAGCTTTTCCAAGGCCCTAAGGCTATAGTCCATAGTAGTGATGTTAAGACTATTGCGATTATGGTGCCAATCTCCCATAAAAATTCCTGTGTCACAGCCTTCCTCCTTTGCTTTAGCAATATACCAATCTACAAAATCTTCGCAGTCTTGATTGTGTACACCGCTATTAGATTTTAGCCCAAAATGTATGTCTGTGAAACAAGCTACTTTTTTAAACAAATTACTCACTAGACGTATCCTCGTTGTGTCGTTTAAGAGCCGCCGCATGTTCGCCAGCACCAGTTCTGCTGTAACTAGGATTCATACCATTTATTTCCAAAATGTCATCGCGGATATTTTGATTACGTTTTTCAATATTAATAACTCGAACAAAGCTGTTAGTAACTGCCGCAGTAAAATAAGCAAACGGGTTATCCGATTTGCTTTCATCAAACTGTAGTCCTATCTGTGTTAACTGTAAAATAGCCTGTCCTTTCATCTCGTCATTGTAAGTGTAGCCGCGAACGTTGCCGCGAGTAGCATACCTCTCACATAATTTTAACATCATTCTTGCTAAAGTTGGAGTAATTTGGCCTGCATCTTTGTCAAATTTGCCTTTGATCAAGTCGCCCTTCCAATGGCTTTTGCCCACACATATGAGTTCTTCTTTGTCATCAAACTTCCAATGTTGGAAAGGCGGAAAGTTAACTTTATCTCTATGGTCAGCAAGTGTCTTTGGATTTTTCTTTCTAATGCCATTGAGTGGAATATGATCAAATGTCATGATTCTAAATACCAAATCGGTTTTTAACATTTTTTTATAGTCAACTTCGCAGTCTGCTTGTTTGACTTTCTCACCAGCGGCCTTGCGCCTTTGGTATTCAGCATCTCCAATACGTTTGGCTCTTGCACGTTTGGCTTCTGCTATTGTTCTAATATTAATTTTAGTTACATCAGCTAAAATCAAATCATATTGGTGATAAATTGGATCTGTAAAACTGCAATATGAGCTTTTACTTCTGTGTATTTCTAACAACATATCCTTGTTGTTTAGGTAATTTACTTTTACTGTCATTAGATGAGTCCTCGTAAGTTATATTATAAACTACGTAGTTAATAAAGTCAAATAAATAATACACCAAAGAGGAATACTATTATGGGTTTATTTGATACAGGCGCTGGCCTTGCTTCGACATTAGGCAAATCTGCCAATGCCATAGGAGCAATTGGAAGTGCGGTAGGTACAGCAAGTCGATTAAGTTCTGCTATTTCTGCTGGGTTTAACAGCGGCGGAGTTGCCAGTGCAATTCGAGCAATAAACTTACCAGCAGCCGGCGAAGCAATCGGCGATGTACTAGGAGCCGTTGCTGAATTTACAGACTCTGACAATGCAAACGATTGGCGTGTTAGATTAAGCATGGCCAAGTGGACTAGTTTTAGAGGTAGTCCAGTATTAAAACCTTTAAAAGATGCCGGTGGATTAATATTTCCTTACACTCCTAAAATTAACATTTCGTCGGCTGCAAACTACGGAACGATCAACACAATACACACGAATTATACGTTTCAAAACTTTAGAAGCAGTGACCCTGGAACGATAACTATTACAGCACCTATGTATGTTTCTGATGCTGCCGAAGGGTTGTATTGGATTGCAATGGTGCATTATTTAAGAAGTTTGACCAAAATGTTTACAGGAAATGATCCAAAGGCCGGCAACCCTCCGCCCATTATATTTTTAAATGGATATGGAAATTATGTTTTTAAAAATGTTCCTGTAGTTGTAAAATCTATAGTTGTAAATTTAGAAAATACTTGCGATTATATCAGTGTACCAGTAGTTGGCTCTGCCGCAGGCGAGATAGAAGGGCTAGCTGATTCAATTAGCGGCACTGCTTCGGCACTAGGCGGATTATTTGGCGGGTCCGTTGCCAGTGTTGCTGGAGCAGTTGGTAGTATTGCAGGAGGCATAGGACAAGTAGCAGGCCTTGCAGGAAGTTTAGGATTTGGCGGATCTGTAAGTGGCGGCACAGCACATGTTCCTACTAAGAGTAGTTTTACTGTAACACTACAGCCTATCTACAGTAGGACCAGTAGTCGTAAATTTAGCCTTGATAGATTTGTATCAGGCGGATATCTTAACAGTCCTTTTGGATATATTTAAAATGGGTGCAACTTATAAAAATACAAGTCCGTGGTTTTCCACTCCTATCAAAAAAACCTATTTAGATGTTTTAAGAATTAGGACTGTCAGCGCCGAACCTGATGATTTCTTATACGGAATAGAAAGTCAATATACTTACAGACCCGACCTGCTAGCATTTGACTTGTATGGTGAGTCTGGATTGTGGTGGGTGTTTATACAACGCAATCTTGATGTACTTCAAGATCCAATATTTGATTTTATTCCAGGAAAGAAAATATATGTTCCAAAAAAATCAAGTTTGTTTAATATATTAGGATTATAAATGAGTTTTCTCAACACAGCAACAAGTGCAGTTGGTAAAGCGGCAAAAATTGTTGGAGTTGCTGTTGCGGCAGCTAAAGTAGTTTCTACTTTGGGATCTGCTACGGGTCTGTCGTCACTGGTTGATGCAGTGTCAGGAGCTTTTAAATCTTTTAATACACTATTTAAACAGCTTGACGGGGTGTCATTACCTCTACCAAATACTTTGCATTCATATGCAAGTTATAATTATATCATAGGCCTAGGTGTGTTGACAGATGACGAACTAAATGACCCATCGGCAAGTTATATGGGTGTGTCTAGACCAAGACTGATTTGTAAATCTGCCGCGATGGATCCTAACAATCGTGTGGAAACTGCTTACGGAAAATTTGATTTTTTTATTGATGATTTAGTGCTGGAAAGTCAAGTGGGATTTCAAGATGGAGAAAATACCAATGTGTCCAACATCTCTTTCAAAGTAACAGAACCTTATAGCATGGGAATGTTTTTAATGGCGTGTCAACAACTTGCACTTGAACAAGGGCACGATACTTGGCAAGAAGCGCCATACATATTGAGTGTTGAGTTTAGAGGCAATACAGAAACTGGAAAATTAGTCAGTATTCCAAAAACGTCAAGATATATTCCCATCCTTATTACCGACATAGATTTCACAGTTACCGATAAAGGCACAGTCTATGACGTAAAAGCAATGCCATTCGGCGCTACGGCTTTAACAGATGCCACCGGCAACCTCACAGCAGACGTAACTGTTTCTGGTGCAAGTGTACAACAGGTATTACAATCTGGAGAAAAAAGTCTACAAGTTGCTCTTAATAAACGACAAAAATTATTAGTTGATGCAGGTGTAATTGATGTAGCCGATGAATACCTTATTTTATTCCCGCAAAACTTATCTTCAGAAACTACAAGTTCAGCGTTTGGCGACTCTGAAAATTTTGCTCCAGCCAGCGGCAGTACTAATGCTGGATCAAGTTCAACTGTAGAAACATCACTAGGCGTTTCAAGAAACGGCCCAAATAACAATTTGCAACAATCCGGCGATCAAGCTAATGAAATTGGCGCCGCATTGTTGGACTTTGATAAAGATAGTGCCACAAGAGATGCAGTTCCTGCTGGCAAAGACAGCGAAGTGTACGACAATAAATCAGGAACATTTTTTAAAGGTAAACTAACAATAGATCCAGGAAAAAGTGATTTTAAATTTGCTCAAGGCACTGATATTGTCAATGCAATTAATCAAGTGGTGTTAAAAAGCACATATATCAAAAAAACATTTGCAACACAAAACTTAACACCGGAAGGATATCGAAATTGGTGGAGAATAGATGCCCAAGTTTATAATATTGGACCAACTAGAGCAAATACTGGAACAAAACCCAAACTGTTTGTGTACAGAGTTGTGCCGTATAATGTACACTCCAGTAGATTAATGCCAGCAGGCAAACGAGCACCGGGATACGATCAATTAAGATTGCAAGCAGTAAAGGAATACAATTATATCTATACTGGCGCCAACGTTGATATTATAAAATTTGAAATAAAATATAATACTGGATTTTCATATGAGATGGCAGCTGACGGATTGCAACGTACACAGGACAGTGTTAAAGAAACATCTCAAGGCGGCAGTCGAGATGCCGAAAAAGAAGTAGTTAACCCATTGCCAGACGGGCAATTGCCAACGCCAGGAACTACATCAACAGTTGTAAAGTTTATAAAAACTCTAACTGGAACTGACAAAGGCGGTGGCGGCTCTGCAGACAGTCAAGCAACTAGAGCGGCACGATTATTCCATGATGCTGTAACTAATAGTTTTCAGTCAATGATGGATTTAGAAATGGAAATTATTGGAGATCCGTATTATATTGTACAAAGTGGCCAAGGCAATTACACAGCATCTGCCACTCAGTATAGTAATTTAAACGATGATGGTTCTATGAATTATCAAAACGGAGAAGTTGATATAATAGTAAATTTTAGAACACCGATTGATATCAACCAAACAAGCGGGTTGTATAATTTTAAAGGTTCTGCTAGTTCTCCAGTAACACAGTGGAGTGGAATGTATTCTGTAACAGACGTTATTAGTACTTTTAGAGACGGACAATTTAAACAAACATTGAAAGGCTTCAGAAGAACATTACAAGAATTACAAGAAGAAGCAAGCCCAAGCGAAACGTTTGGAACAGTGAATGAAGCTAAACCTAAAGCCGCTGAAGTGGCCAGTGAGGATGAATAATGGGCTCTGAAAATAATTTCAATTATTCATCTACAGGATCGCCTGATGCCCGCCCCGGCCCGTTTTTAGCAACAGTGATAGGCCACCAAGATCCTACTTACATGGGCACTATCGAAGTTGAGCTGTTAAGACCAACTGGTAATACAAGTGATGAAACATCAATACATCAAGTAAAATATATGAGTCCGTTTTACGGAGTCACTTCAGCAAGCCACCTTGGTGAAAACAACGATTACGGCAGTACGCAAAAAAGTTATGGATGGTGGGCAGTACCTCCTGATGTAGGTACTACCGTAGTAGTAATTTTTATTGACGGTGACGCTCGCCGTGGTTACTGGATTGGCTGTGTACAAGACGAAGGTATGAATTTTATGGTACCTGGACTGGCCGCCACACAAAAAGTTGTTGAAGATGCCGAAGCAGATAATGCTGGCAATTACGGCCGAGTTCCAGTAGCAGAATATAATAAAAAAGTAAACGATTTAAAAGATCCAGACGTTACACAACTACTTAAACCTAAACATCCTTTAGCAGATGCACTAGACCGCCAAGGCTTGTTGTTTGACGACATTAGAGGAATTACAACAAGTAGTGCTAGACGAGAAGTTCCTAGCATGGTATTTGGAATTAGCACACCTGGACCAGTCGATAAAAGAGATGGCGCTCCACGTGGCCGCATTGGAAAGAAAGAATGGAAAATTGACAATGCATTTGTAGGTAGACTAGGCGGCAGTACATGGGTTATGGACGATGGCGACGCCAGATTTTTACGTAAAACTACAGCTAGTGAAGGTCCGCCTGAATATGCATCGATAGAAGATGGCGAAACGGATGGCGATGTAGAAATACCGCACAACGAATTAATTCGTTTTAGGACGCGAACAGGGCATCAAATACTGCTACACAATAGCGAGGATTTAATTTATATTACTAATGCTAGAGGCACAGCATGGATCGAATTAACCAGCGACGGCAAAATTGATATTTTTGCGCAAGATAGCATTAGTATTAAGACTGACAATGATTTAAATTTATATTCTGGCCGAGATATTAACATAGAAGCAAAACGTAATTTTAATGTTAAAGTACATGAAGAAATGCATACCCATGTACTTAAAGATCATATTTTAATCGTGGATGAAAATCAAAAAATTCATGTAAAAAAAGATGTTGATAAGACTTATGATCAAAAGTATACACATCATGTAAAACAAGATGTAAACAAGTTGTACGATACTAATTATTTGCAACATGTATTAGGTAATGTTGATAAAGTGTTCGACGGTGCATATCAACATAAGGTAGGCGGAGATTTTGACTTAAACATTGGCGGCCACAATTTTCAAACGTCAGGCGGCTCAAATGAAACCAAAGCAGGCGGCAACATAATAGAAACAGCTCCAGCTATCCATATGAATGGTCCTTCGGCCGCAACCGCTAGTGAAGCTACTGAAGCAAGTGAAGCAGTATTACCTCAGCGTTTAAAACTACATAAACTTTCTATTGAAACTGGCGAGTATGATGAAACAAAATTACCCCCCACTATTATGCGTAGAGTAGTTACAACAGAACC